CGGCATGATGGGCGGCTATGTTCTTGGCGCAGAGGCTTTTACTGGGACTGTAGAGCTAGCAGAAGGCTTAGTAGATAGCCATCGACAGAAGAGAAAATTCAACTGGGTTGGAAGCACAGCGGCATTTGATACTCGCCGGGCCCATACAATGCGTCAACAGTCTCTGCAGCTTATGAATAGAGGCATGATGACTGCCAGATCTACAATGGGCCGCGAAGCAGTTATGCTTCATCAATAGGTACAGAATGTCAGATGAACTTAAAGATCTTAGAGCACTTAGCTTACCTTTCGATGTTGATGAGGTAGACCCAATCTGCCATCAATGTGTCCGCGATCAGCTTAAGAAATACGACAAGTATGTAGATGAGGATGGAAACAAAGCTTCTGGTAGGTTTATGGTCCCTTGCCATGGGATCAAGAAACATATTATAGATCCTATTGAACGCGCAGCAATGTCTGATAAAGAAGCTGAGAATATAGCAGCAGCTAGAGATGTTGTTAGTTTCGCCAGCAAATATTTATTTCTCCCTGATGGCACTCCATGGGTTGCCAGGTGGTATCAAGAGCCTGTCCTTAGATGCACAAGTAAACGTAAGGTGCTTCGTATCTCTAGACGAACAGGGAAATGTATCTCCGCAAAATCATTAATATTTTCAGAGAATGGTCCAATCACCGCAGAAGAGTTGTATGCCTTAAAGATTACTGACCGGCCTTTTGTGGCTACATTTAATGAAGATACTTTAAAGACTGAGTTTGCTTTTGGCCTTATTCAAAGGAATGGTAGAAAACCAGTATTTCGTCTAAGAACGAAGAATGGTAGAGAAACTGTTGTAACCGACAATCATCCTTTCTTGGTAAGAACAGATATTGAAGAAGCCGAATGGAAAGAGCTTAAAGATATTGAGATCGGAGAATGTATTGCCGTTCCTTCTACTTATGAGCATTTGCAAATTCAAAGCTTAGAGGCAACGGGGGAAAGAAAAGCAAGACTTCTTGGCTATTTAACCGGAGATGGTGGCACGAACTATAAAACAACTGTTAGATTTACGAACTTTGATGAGGCTATTATAGAAGATATTAGCGATATTATCTCTGATTATAACTGCAAACTTAATGAAATTACAGAAGGAAATTACAATATCATAATAGATGATGGTCAGATGAGAGGGCCAGGTAATTATAGCAAAGGATCTAATAAGATAAATCAAATAGTTACGGAGGAAGGTCTTAGAAGTTTAGCAGTAGATAAGACAGTTCCAAAAAGCATCATGAGAGCGAATAGGAAAGAAATTGCTAATTTCTTAGGTGCTTACTGGGATTGTGACGGATGGTGTTCTGTTGGCAAAAACACATATGGCCGAAAACATCCGAACATAGAGGTTGGTGCTGCAACTGCCTCTAAAGAACTGGCTCTAAATATCAAACATCTTTTACTGCGATTTGGCATCTTCTCTAATTTAAAAGAGAAGAAAGTAAAATATGATAATGGATATAAAATTGCTTGGCAAATTACAATGGCAGGCAAAGATAGTATTGAGAAATTTCGCAAGTATATTCCTTTGAGAGCTAAGAAAGAGAATTTAGAGAAAGTATATGAAGTTATCAAAGACAAGAAAGCTAGAATTATAGAGAATGAATATTTCTGGGATCCTGTTGTGGAGATAAGTTATGTGGGCGTTCAGGAGACATATGATTTAAGTGTTCCAGAGACTCATACTTTAATTGCTGACGATATTATTTCACATAATACAGATTCTGTTTGCGTAGATATTATTTACCGGATGTACACCACAAGGAATATTAAAATTCTTGTGGCCGGGCCGCAAAAGTCTCAAACAGAGGAGCTTATCACCAGAATAAGAAGCTTTATAAATAATAATCCTGCCCTCAAGAGATCAGTTGTTAGAGATGTCTCTGCCCCTTGGTATGAGATTAAGCTACAGAATGGAGCAAGACTTAGAGGCTTTGCTGCAGGCACCAAGGGCAAGCAGGAGGGTGTTTCTATGCGGTCTCAGGATGCTGACGCCATCTATATTGAGGAGATGGACTACGTAGATCCTAATGCTATTGAGGGTGCTATCTATCCTATTATGCAGACAACTCCAGATACAGCTCTTATCGGCTTCTCTACTCCGACAGGATTTAGAACACCATATTATTCTCTATGTGAAGAAAGCCCACACTATAAAGAATTCCAGTATTCCTATAAAGTACTTCCTTGGTGGAAGAACGTTGAGGCTGAGAAGTCTAACTTTACAGAAGAGAAGTGGACTCATGAGTATCTAGCTGAATGGGGGGATTCAGAGTCTGGTGTCTATAAGCCTTCTTATGTTGACAGGGCTCTCCAGAACTATGAGTATAAGGACCAAGTCCGAAATCCTATTTGGAAATATACTATTGGCACTGACTGGAACGAGAAGCATGGTACGGAGATAGTTGTTCTCGGCCATAATACTCATACAGGAATGTTCCAAGTAGTAGATAGCGTACTTGTAGAGAGGTCAGAGTTTACGCAGCTGTCTGGGATACAGAAGCTTCTTGACATGAATAAGAAGTGGCGACCAAATTTTATATATATAGATGCCGGTAATGGCTCGACTAACTATGAGGTTATTCGCAAGAAAGCCTATGAGAACAGCACTAAAGATGGAGACAGAGATACGGCCAGACTATTGACGATGTTAAAGAAATACGACGCAGGTTCTTCTCTTGAGGTTAAAGATCCTGTCTCTAAACAAAAGAGACGTGCTCCTGCTAAACCATTTATGGTACATGCCTCTGTAAGGATGTTTGAGCAGAATAGAATCTTAATCTCTTCTAGCGATAATACAATGGAAAAGCAGCTCAGGAATTATATTATTGATAGAATCACTCCTACTGGCACAGAGGTCTACGGCCAGATGGATGAAACTATTGGCGATCATAGACTTGACGCATTGAACTTAGCCATAGTAGCATTCCATTTAGAGTTTGATGACTTACATGCTCCAATAGTAATGATGGATGTCGGAGCAGCACCGGATCCAAGAGTTATGAAACTAAAAGAATCTAGAAAGATTACAGATGCTCGCTCTAAAGATAGTGTTATTCATGAGCCCGGAGATAGAAGACTCGAAGGGCCGGACCATTTAGAGAAGACTTGGGCGGAGAAACAAGTTTTTGGAATCGCACATTCAGGCCCTCTTGGCGGCATCAAACATAATAGACCTGGCTGGTCTACAGACGAAGAAGATAAAGAGCAGCAAAAATTCTTACAGAGACGGCGAGGAAGACAAAACCGCAGCCGTAATCAACCAACTCGCACAACATTCTAGGAGAACTTCCTATGTCAATCAAAATGTATTACAAAGAGGATGACGCTTTTGTTGAAGTTACCAGCGGAGACGATACAACAAATCCAGTCACAACTACCCATGATGGTAAGAACGGAGACACCAGAACTGTTTGTCTTTATCTTCGTAATGATGATGATACTAAATGGTATTCCAATATTATCGTAAAGGCTGTAGACTTGGTAGACGCAGAACCTTATGGAGATGTTATCTATAATGAGACAGGCTGGGGCGTTAAGATGAGCGAAGGTGGCATAGAGCCAACAGAGACAGAATGGGAAGATTTAGTTTGGGGCGAAGAGGTTGATATGCCCGATATTGGTTCTGATGGCAGCGACGACACAACAACATATTTCCCCTTCTGGTACCTAATCTCCTGTCCTCCTAATGTTCCTGCCCAAAACAAAAGCGATATTGTTTTAGACGTAGAGTTTACAGAAAATGCTGTGGTGGCCCCATAATGACTGATCTAAAGAAAATGTTGTCTCCGGATGACATGGATATTTTTAATGCTAATACAACAACCAATTGGGTTCCGAAAGAACCTCTTGATGTTTTACTTCCCTATATGGAAGAGACTCCTCCAGAAGAGAAGAATGATTTAGAGAAGAGAAGAGATAAAGCGAAGAAGGTTATGGAGGAATACGGAAAACTCATTGACGAGAGCAAGCAGATTGAGGATCAAGTTAGCGAGCGATGTAAGAATGTTAAAGTTGTTTTAGACAGAAGAAAGCATCATAGAGTAATCCAAGCTATTGCAAGAATCTTCCAGATCCCTGAAAGCGAAGCCACAGAGATTACCTTTGAGATGTACAAAACCTGCATCCAAAGGCTAGATGCATTAACAGATGAGAGAATCCCAGCACCACAAGGAGCAGAATAGCCATGATGGTAGACTCAATATATAACGAATTTGATTATGATGAGACCGCGACCAATATTATATATTGCAAACTGTTTCCTCTAATAATGGGAGACTTCCTATCTAGATTAGATTCTCAAGACATGATGAAAACATCTAATCTTGTATCTTTTGTTGTTACGAAAGGAAGTCCAACCACACAAGAAGGCAACCCAACAATTACCCCTATTTATAATGGCGGATATGCAAGTCCTGGTAGCGAAGCTTTAAAGGGGCAACGAGAAGCAGAGAGAATGAAGGGTGGGCTTGAGCTAGAAGCCCCTCAGCTTATAACAGAACAGATAATGGGTAGCGGAGCCTAATATGGGATTAACTGACGACAGAACCGGCCCAGTAGGAGTTAAGAAGCATCCTCTTGTTACTGGGGTTGACCCAATAACAAAAGCTACTGCAGACCCACTAAACCGACAAAGTGCACGGCAGAGGCATCCCTTCGAGAAAGAAGATTATGGCGCAGTGATTCATGCCTTTGAAGTTGAGTCTACTAATCAGAATCAGGAGATATCCACACAGGCTCCTCTATACAAAGATGTTTATTCTACAAGAAGATTCTCTGAGAGAGTTCGCCGACAAATGGATTATTATCCTGGAATGCATCAGTCAAATTATCCTCCAAGAGAAGATCCTGCCTATACTGTCTCTCAAGATATGGCCAGCAATAGAATGAATAAGTGGGATAGGGCCATGGACAGCCCGGCTGCTTTTATGAATGGGCTCAGGGCTAATAAGAACGACTTTGACTATACTAAAATATTTGGAACAGATGTCTCCGCCGAAGAGAGAGCAAAACAATTTGGGAAGATGATTACAGAGTGTATCCCTTGCTTTAACCGGCCTTTAGACCTTAATGGTCTAGTCCCAGACGGAGACTTGCTTGAAGTTCATGCCTTAAATTTAAAGATACGGTCTGACTTGCTTGAAGAGATTAAAGATCTCTTTGGCAATCCTAGTGGCATGAGTCTCGATATCTGTGAGCTTCTAAAGCTTTTCTCTAGCCTCTGCCCATCAGATTTAGTTGGAATAATTGCTGTTTTAAGCCAATACTTGGCTAAAATGAATTTAGATATAAGATTCAATATAGACTTTATTGCTAACCTTATCGGGCCAATATTAAGTCCTTTCCTTGATGGCCTCGCTCAGTGGCTAGATAAGTGGATCCAGTTAATCTTAGAGCCAATGCTCTGTATTGTAGACCATATGAACGAGACTATCGCCCTTGGCCAAAGCATGAAGGTGCCTTTCTCTGAAGCTCGGGTTAATTTTGAGTCAGAGCAGAATGTTGCTTTACCAAACAATGTGGATAAGCTTGTTCCTGGTGTTGGTGGCGCATTTGAGAAAGAGAATATGACAAGGAGCTTAAAGTTTGGTGCAGATGCAAGTACTCAGGAAGCCTGGTCCGAAGGAGAGGTCGCAAGATTTAACACCCCGCAGGACCAGAAATATAATCCAAATATACCTGAGTATCCTACTGAAGAAAGCTTAAGAGGCGGGCTAGAGGTCGCTGCTACAAGCATGGACGCTGTCGGCCATCCTATTCCAGAAGAGGACAGGCAAGCAGCAGATGTTAGATGGAAAGAGCTAAGAGAAGCAGAGAAGGAGAAGCGGAGAAGAATTCCGCCGCCTGAAAAGTATTCTCGGAGAGACGGGACTCGTTGGAGTAAAGATGATGTTCCTGCATCAGAGAAAGACGAGGCTAGTTTCCGTAGTAACTATCATCCGCCAGAAGCACAAGATCCTGCACCAAAGAGAGCTGCAGAATATTGGGATCCTGCTCCTGTTGCTAATGCTATTGTCCAGACCAGGAATATCCTTCAAGGCGCAATCCAATATATGAATGATTGGTTTACCTTTATTACCCAGATGATTTACGACCTTCTTGGCACAGATGCAGGTTGGATGACCAAGAAGCTTGATACTACGAAGAAGAAGAATGATATTATCCAAATTATTGGAATCATTAAAGCTATTCTAGAAGCCTGGAGTAAAAATGGCTTAGAGTGTGGTCTTGATACTAATTTTGATACAGCACAGGCAAAATATATTCTTGAAGATACACTGAATAAGACTTCGCCGACTCAATTTAAAGTTAAAGAGAACGGGGACATAGAGGTTATTCCTCCTGGCCGCAAACCTCTTCCCGAAACTACTGATGATAGTGAGCTTGCAGAACCTACAAATGAGTCTGGTATTTATGCTGGTCCTGATATTGGCACAGTAGATGACAAAGCAAAAGCTAGAGAAGTTAAGCAAAAATCAGTACAATCAGGTATTATTGTGAAAAATTGTCTGAAGGACGTAACCAAAGAAGATCTTAGTAGAGCGACAGAATGGATAGCCGAATTTGAGAGGGGATTATCGAATGCCTAAAAATACAGCAGCTACTCCTCCAGAACCAAAGAAGAAGAATACTGGATTCCCAGTACCAGATAAGAAAGCAATAATCCCTCGGCATATACCTTCCCCAGTAAAGGCATATACCTCAAATATAGGAAGAGGCCGAGCGCCTCGACTTCGGTGGGAAGTTCCTGAGTGGGATTTAGCTCTTTGTGGAAGAATTATTGATACAGAATCTTTTGTGAGAAGGGCCTTCAGGAACAAGAAGAACCTATGGCTTAAAGAAGGCTACGAGTTTACAGGGCCAAATTCCGAAAGAGTTCAGTATGTTAGAAGACGATTGCAGCAAATGGAGTTCGCCACAGGGACGCCATTCCCTGTTCTCCTGTCCCGCACAATCAATTCTCTAGTCCGACTACACAATGCATTCTGGGTTAAAGCCAGGAAAGTAGATGCTTCTGGCGGTCGCGTAAGAAGAGTGGGGAATAAAACAATCCAGCCGGTTGCTGGATATTTCCTCCTGCCAGCAGAAACAGTCCGGTTTAAGCGTGACGAGTATGGCAAGATAGTTAAATATGCCCAAGAGGTATACGGCAAAGAGATAAAAGAATTTAAGCCCGAAGATGTAATCCATTTCTGCCTAGACAAAAGAGAAGGCTTTGCTGTAGGCACTCCAATCACAGTGCCTGTACAGGATGATATTCGTGCCTTACGCCGGATAGAGGAAAATGTAGAACTACTTGTATATCAACACTTATTCCCATTATTCCATTATCAAGTAGGCACACCAGACCAGCCAGCTGCAACATTCCCTGATGGCACAACAGAAGTCCAAGTCGTACAGGCAGAAGTTGCAAGAATGCCTTCAGATGGCTGTTGGGTTACTCCAGAAAGACATACAGTGACAGCTATCTCTGCTGAGAGCGGAGTGCCTGCTGTAGATAAAGTTCTTCAATATTTCAAGCAAAGAGTATTCACTGGTTTAGGTGTAAGCTCTGTGGATATGGGTGAAGGAGGAACAGCATCGAGGTCTGCTGCCCAAACAATGTCCCGCAATCTTATCGATGACACAAAGGCTGATCAGAAGGAATTTGGGTCACAGTTCTTAGCTTTTGTAATCCGCGAGCTTCTATTGGAATCTACTTTCAGCGACCGAACTTTACTAGATGATGAGAATCAAGTCTATCTTAAGTTTAAAGAAATTGACTTTGAGTCTCGCATGGCGAAAGAGAACCACTATACAGACCTTTACCTAAAGAATGCTATTACTCACGATGAGATGCGAATTGCAATGGGTTACGAACCATTTGAGGGCGACGGTTGGCCGACCGCTAACAGCAAGCCTAAAATGTTTGTCTCTGGCGATAAAGACTGGTCGCGCACTAATTATGGTCTCATTGAAAGAGATAAGGTTATACTCCAATCTCTGGATGAGCCTGGAACTGATGTGGCCAAGTCTGAAGCTAAGTCGAGGACCACAACGAACAAGAGTGCTGGCGGAAATTCTGTAAGTAATAAGAATAAACCAGCTAATCAGACAGGTTCTCGCCCCAGCGCGAAGATAAATAAAGATAGTTATGTCGTCCCGCACTTCCTGCCGTCACTAGAGCGCATTTACAGACAGAGGCCACCTCTTGCCAGTAGATTTAATGATATGAAAGCAGATATGGTACTTATGACTCGGGTTGAAGGCCTCCGTATGAAGAAGCTCAAATTGAATCTAGATATTGCCTTCACTCAAGCTAAAGATAACTTAGTCTCGCTTTGCCAACAGTCCTATAGGGCTGGCTTAGAAGATACTGGAAGGTTTCCTTACGAGGTCAGATTAGACAAGGTTAACCTCAAAATCCAGCGTCATGTGGAGAGATATGTATATAAACTTAAAGATGATTTGCTTGAAAGAATTGACAAAAACACCGTAAAGAGTCCAAAATTGAAAAATGAAGATTCTCTATTCATGGGATTTGTCTTTGATTCACTCTCCCATAGAGCAGAGATGATAGATGATAGTGAAATAATGCGGGCTTATAATTACGGAAAAGCTAGCGGACATCGTTTAAATGGCTTCGATATGATGGCCTCCACACGGCATGGGGACTCTGATTGTGCTATATGTAACCGACATTCTTTGAAATATACCGATGCCGATGTTATAATCTACGAAGAGTTGCCACCTCTGCATCCACATTGCAAGTGTACGATGGAGGTAACTGCGCAAGGAGGAATGCAATAATATGCCAGGTAAAGACTTTATAGTTTTCAGGGACTATTATAAATTCCATACCCCGTCCGAAGAGGAGACCATTGAATGGAAAGACAATCTTGTTACTTCTCCGACATCAACACATGGCCTTGAAGTAATCCTTGAAGCTTCTCATTCAGGGATCCTTAACGACAATATGAAATTCTATATTCCATCACGTATGGAGGATGGAGTACATACATTTGTTAGAGAGCCCAAGCCCCTAAAGATTCTCAAGAATCATGATCCCCATCAAGACCCATTAGGAGTTATCACTGGCGCAAGATATGTAAATACTGTGCCAGAAGTTCTAATGGACGACAAGAATGTTCAAGTACTATTAGATAGTACCAATAGCGTTAAGAAACAAATTAAGGCTGCCAAGAACTTTCTTGCCACAGGGATCCCATTATCTAATGGCTGGAAAGGCTTAGGCTACGTCGAGCTTCATGCTCGTATTTTGGATGGCAAAGCTATCCGTCAAATCAAAGATGGTAGATTCGATTCTGTCTCTACTTTCTTCGTTTCTCCTGGACATGCTTATTGTAGTGAGTGTCAGGCGAACTGGGCAGTAGATGGTCAATGTGAACACGAACTTGGGCAACAATACCCAATGGCTGATTCAGATGATCTCGGCCCTCCAATGGCGCTAATCCCTGGCGTACATAAGAATAAAGAGTA